ATATATTTGTTCCACTTAAAAATGCTGAAGCTAATAATGAAACAAAAAATGTTTTCATAGTTTTTGGTGGTGCTGTGATTACGCTTAGGTTTCCAAATGTTCCTAATGCGATTGGTACTAATATATCTTCTTTACTTGTTCTTATTACTTTTTCTCCATAAGATAATGCAACTGGTGGGTATTCTATTTTTTTGGTTATATCAACGTAACAATCTTGTTCGATATACTCCATTAACATTAAATGTTCTGTCTGTTTTTCTGTTTGTTTTTTCTCCATTTGTTAAATATATAAAAAAAAATGGGTATAATAATAAAACCATACCCATTAATTAAAATTGGTTAATTCTTAAAATGGTAAATCTCCACTTTGTTCATCTACTGGTACTGCAACTTGTTCTTCTTTTTCTGCAAGTTTTACAGTTCCATCAGTCCATACAACCTTTCCATTTCCTAAATACGTTTTTGCTACTTTAGCATCTCGCTCATCTTTAGTTTGTGAATCCATAAAAGCTACGTTGTTTCCGTATCTTGTTTCATCTCCAACCGAAATTGTAAGATTGTAATAAACTGCTCCATCCTTTCCTTTAATGAATTTTTCCTTTGGTAATTTGTCAACTCTAATTGACCCTACGATTAATGTACTCATAATTTATTTATTTAGTTTTGGTATTGTCAATACACGCAATACCTCGTGTTTTATAAAAAATTATATTCATAATTTCTTGTACTATGTTTTTTTATATTTTCTTTTTGCTTATTTGTTAAGGTATGTATTATTTTCATTTTATCTAAAGAAAACAAAATTATGTTATTTACAATCTTTGTGTTAGGGTATATATCTCCTTTATTATCTGTATAATTTTCCTCAAGAACACTTAATTTATTTCCGTAAACATTACCAAGATGTTCGTCTACAAAAAAGCAATACAAAGGTACATTATATTTATCTCTTATAGATTTATAATATTTGTAACTTCTTGTATCAAAACCAGTAGCATTAAATTTATTCATTCTTGATTTTGTTTTAACCTCAACAATAACCATATCTTTTTTATCTTTAATAGCAATTTTATCAAAAGGATGTGAACCTTTAGTTTTTGGCTCATAAATTATATATCCTTTTTTTTCAAGGTACTTTCTAACAATTAATTCACCAATATTTCCCTTTTTTACTTGCTCTTTATTTTCCCAAATCATAAAAATTTATTTAAATCGTTTCCGAACACTTCCCAACCATTCCTTTTTTCCCTACTAAAATAATCAAGTTTTCTACCCAAAGTAATTTTATTTATAATATCAAAGAATAAATCTGGCTTTCTACTATGTTGTCTTCTTGGTTCTTCAATAATATCTCTAAATTTTTTATTTTCCCAGTATGGCTTACCCTTTATTCCTACTAAACAAAACTCGCATTGCATCCTAAACCAAGCACCCATTCCTATTTTTTCTTTATTCCAAACTAAAGTTGCTTTATAATCTAAACCCCATTCTCTAAGAATATCAAAAGCATCTGGTAAAAATTTATGTGTTGTCCATAATAAAACTACTGCATCATTCATTAGTGGTAATTTTATTTTTTTTATTTCATCAGTACTCATCTCTGGATATGGATTGGAAACCCTCCTACCAATAGAATCAAAAGATGTAATTTTTTTTGTATCACCCTCATAGTTCCAAGGTGGGTCTACTGAAACAACATCAAACAATCCTTTTAATTCTGGTAACTGTCCTTGTTCTATATCTTCTATTTGTTTTTGAATTAAATCAATTCTTTCTGCTTTCTTCTCCTCTTTCTTTATTTCTTTATAAGCAGCATTAATACTTACTTCACCAGTTCTTAATTTTGCTTTTACTTCTTCTGGTGCTTTTTCTTGTATTTTTTTTACTTTGGCTATTGTATCGTGAGAAACTGCTGCAACTTTAGATAGTTCTTTTCTTGTTTCTATTGGCGGTTTAGCAGATATCTGCGGAACCGCTCCACCAGATTCTTTTTGTTTTTCTTTAGCTTTCTTACTAAAAACATCTTCAAGTTCTAATGCTAAAACACTTCTTTGGTAGTTACTTAAATTTCTTCTTCCAAATTGGTTTAGTATCATCCATAAAACAACATCATCCTCATCTTTAAAATACTTGCTTTCGGTTTCATATTCTAAATTCCACCTTGTAGCTATTTCAAACCTATTATGCCCATCTATAATAAAACCATTCCAAGTAAGTATTTTTTCTCTTATACCTTCTGATAAACAATTATCTTCTAATTGCTTAAATTCTTCCGTTGTTAATGGTGGTATTGTACTTTTAAATTCTTCTTTTATTTTCATTTATTTATATTTTATAATTATTCTTGAAACTCTGCCCATTCAAGGCAATCTCCACATAAATCATTATTTAAATAACTTGGCTCTGCGCCACAACAATTACTTCCCATATTATTTCTTTTTAAAGTCATCTGATTCATCTTCTCCAAAAACTCCTAATTCATAGAATCCAGTAAGTTTAAGTACTGCTCTTGATAATGCTCGCTTCTCTGCCATCTCGGCTACATACCAACTGTTGCAATTACCATCTTTGTAATTATCTCCTTTTAATGCTGAACCAAATGTTTCTATCATTGCATTTGGTTTTGTAGTAATATATGCAGTTGCTTTCATTACTGCAAATTTAGGTTCACATTTTATAACCTCGTAATTTATTGTAATGTTTTCTTTTGCTGCAATCTTTTCTATGCCTTGTCTTGTAATAATAACATAGTGCTGGTGTTTAAATACATCTTGCTTTTCTAATTCGTACTTGTTGTACAAGTCTACTAATTTGTCTCTGTCCATTGTGTTTATATTAAATTGTTAATTTCAAGAAGTGCCTTTAATTCTTCTATTTTGTTTTGCAAGGCTTCAACTCTAAATTCATATTGAGTTAATAGTTCGTTTGTAGTTTGTTCTGAAAAGTTTGTTCTCATTATCTTATATTTATTAATAATGATTTAACATCTAATAACCTTTTGTATAATGCCATTTGTGTAAAAGCATCTGAATTAATAGTTGCAAATTTTAAACTTGCTTCTAAGTCTTTTACTTCTTGTTTTAAATCGTCTTTTTGTGTTTTCATTTCTGTTTGTTTTAAATTAATAATAAACAAATATAAACAAAAAAGTTAATAAAAAAAACTTTTGTATAAAAAAAAGGATATAAAATTAATTATACCCCCTTTTAAAACACAAACAGAAAATCAAATTTAGTCTTTTAAAAACTATCTACCAAACTTTTATACTTTAATATCATTTCTTCTAATTCAAAGTCAGCAAGTTTAATTGTTTGCTTTGCTTTATAATATAATTCTTCAGAAGTACCATCCCCATATTTTTCATCTAAGTATTTAGAAAAAAGAAACTGTTCTCCGTATCGAAATACATTGCACCCAGCACATTGTATTTGACAGTTTTGTTCCAACCATCTTGTTGAATAGTGTTTACGTGATTGAAAATGTCCGTTTTGTAGTTTCTTCCAATGGTCTACTTTACCACAAGTAAAACAAGTTGCATTACCAAACTCATCAGCATCTTTTAACCTTATATATTGACTAAATACTGCATCAAGTTTTTTAACTAATTTGCTTCTTTTTAATTTTTTAGACATTTTATTTTTTAATTTAAAATAAAAATAATAACTTTAAACTTTTTTAATACTTCATATAAATATATATTAACCAATATAAATATATAAATATAATTCTAAAAATATATAAAAATAAAATAATAAATATTATTAAAATAAAAATAATGATATTTGAAATATATTCTATTTTTTTTGTGATATATACTTAAATTTTTCTACACCTCTACTGCCAAAATAAGCAACATAAACAGTAATTAAAAGGCTTTTAAGTAAATCAATCCAAGATTCAGCAACACCAAAATCAATATCAAGACTATCTAATAAGATTAAAATAATCATTGATACTGTAAGAAATATTAAAGTAAGCGGTCTTGTGTTTTTTGATAGAAAGGAATCGCTTGCCATATCTGCTTGCCAGCGTTTAGAAACCTCTTGTGCTTCTACAATATCTATTTCAAGCAGTTTTAAGGCTTTTTCTTTATCTTCTGGTGGTAATTTATCATCCCCTTTAATAAGCTTACCTACCATCTTTAAAATACCAGCATCAGGTATTAAATCACTTGCTGCACCTAATAAGTCTGGAGCAACTTTAGTTAAGAATTGACCTACTCTAGTTTCTTTAAACTTTTTTTTAGGTTTATTCATCTTTATTTCTATAAAGCAACCACCATTTATGGATTGTGTATCCGATAGTAAGAAGCAGCAAAATAATTTTTAAGATTGTATCTGCATTTGTCATTGAGAAAATAAATGCACTAAAGTTTATTGCAAGTAATTTTATATCTGCTATCATTTTATTTTTCTTTATAAGATTTATAACAAATAGCAATCGCTTGTGATTTATCGTATTCCTTCATTAGTTGAGGTACGCACCGAATCATAAAATTACTTTGCTTTTCGTTTGGTTTCTTTTTTGGTATTGGCATAATTTATGACCAAGTGTGATAAACACCTTGTTTTTTAGTTACTAATACTTGTTTTCTATTTTTATCTTTACTGTAAGAAACGTGCAACCATTTAGGCTCATAACCAAATTCCCAAATAAGCTGGTCAAAATCTAAATTGTCTTTAATCCAATAAAACATATCAAGATTAGACTTGCAATCATCTTTTTCGCAAGCCATACTTGTAATGTCCATAGCCTGACCTTTTAAGTGAGATGACGTTTTAGAGCCTTTTAAAGCAGTATTTAACTTTTCAGACCTAAACATACTATTTACTTTTATAGGGCATCCTACCCATTCTCGTAGTGGTTCAAAAACCTTTTCAGCAAGTAGTTCCATATTCTCAATATGTTCTTCTTTTGGCTTGTTAGTTATCTTATGCTGCTTGGCGTAGTTAGAATGGGTTGCTTCCTTATAAGAAATGTGTTTACTTATTTTCTTCATCTTTTCCTTCTATTAATTCGTAAGAACCATCCTGAAGATTAATATTTATTTTACCGTAACTTTCTTCAAGTTCTTTTTTATTTTTTTCTTGCTCATTTGCAAGTTCAGCGTACAGGTGTGATAGTGTATGTGATTGTGTTTGTAATAAACCTAAATCGTGTAAAATAGCACCTTTCTTTTGTTCCTGCTCTTGTAAAGCTTTTAATTCAGTTTCTGTAATTTTTAATTCTTTTGACATTTTATTAATTTTATGATTAAATACAAATATAGTGAATTTTAATGAACCACTTTAAGCAAATCTCCTGTTCTATAAAAAGCCCCTACTGTCAATCCTGCTGTAATAGCTGCTGCATTATCTGCGTGTTCTGCCATACCTACAACTTGTAAAGGAGCTGTTGGACTATCAGTTCCGATACCAACATTACCATCGTTAGTAATACGCATTCTTTCATTAGCGCCATTTGTTTGAAATATTAAAGATTTAGATGAATATGAACGAATAACAGGATTTGCAGAGTCATCAAAAGACAAAGCTCCAATTGCTGATGTATCACCCCATTGTAAAGATGCACTACTATTACCAAAAGCATTAACAGTACCAGCAACTTCTAACTTAGCATTTGGACTAGTGGTCCCGATTCCAACGTTGCCTCCATCTAGAACAGTTAATCCAACCCCTGAGTCATCAAATAAATTTATATTCTTGCTATTAGATGCTTGAATAGTAAATTGATTCCCACCACTACCTATGTCTACGTATTTGACACTATCTCTCCATACCTGGTAAGATGTAAAGCTAGCTCCATTATCTATCTTTATTGAGCCTGTTACATCCAACTTCTCACCAGGACTCGTAGTTCCTATACCTATGTTGCCACCATTTGGATTTAATAATAGATTATAATTTGTAGCGTGATTAGTTTTATCTT